GAACACAACTTCGTTCCCTCCAATCAGCCCGTCGTGGAGACAAAGCCAAAGACCGACGCGGACGTTTTCGGCGTGTCGGAGATCAAGAAGCAGGCGTTGTCNGGCNCGGCGGCTACTACGTGAGGTAANAGAACATGGCAACCATCGGTGGAACAAAAATCACNTTGAGCGATCTGCTCAAGACGCTCGACCCGGACGGCTCCCCGGCGCGCATCGCGGAAATCCTCATGCGCACCGANTCCATGCTGGAGGACTTCTCCGTCATGGAAGCCAACGGGATCACGAGCCANCGCTCGACGCAGCGGGTCGGCTTGCCCACGGCGACGGCGCGNAANCTCAACCAGTTCGTCGCACCGAGCAAGGGCGCGAAGGCGCAGGTGGACGACTCCATCGCGGAGTTCACGAGCAACTACGAGATCGACAAGTCGCTCTGGGCACTCAACGGGTTCAAGGACCAGTGGTTCGTGGACAACCAGAAGGAACATGTGCAGGCGCTCTCGCACAAGGTCGCCGACACGATCATCTACGGGAACACCAACACGGCCCCGGAGGAGTTCCTCGGGTTGCAGGTCCGGTACAACGACCTGGCGGCGGCGAACGCCGACAACATCGTGACCGGCGGCGGCGCGGGTTCCGACAACACGAGCATCTGGCTCGTCTCAAGCGGCCCGGAGCGGACGAGTTTGATCTTCCCGAAGGGGAGTCAGGCGGGGATCGAGATGTCGCCCCCGCGACTCGAAACCATCCGCGACTCGACCGGCGCGGTGATGGAGGGCTACGTCGGGTTCTTCTACTGGAAAACCGGCCTCGCCGTCTCGGACTGGCGTTACGTCGTGCGCGGCGCGAACATCGACCGTTCGGATCTGACGCCCAACGCCGCGACCGGCGCGAATCTCGTGAACATCATGATCGACATGATGCACCTGCTTCCCTCCGACGCGGGCAACATGACCTTCTACGTGAACCGGACCATCGAGGCGTTCCTGCACAAGCAGGTCACGAACAAGGCCAACGTCTGGATTTCCCGCGACGAGATGAAGGGGTCGAGCGGCAAGATGCTCACCTTCGAGGGAATCCCGGTGCGGCGCGCCGACGCGATCCTCAACACCGAGGCCACCGTCTCGTAAGGAGCCGCCATGCCCAAGAGCGAACCGAGCGGGCAAGTCACAAGCCCGACGACATTTCGGACACGGCTCAAGCTGGCGTTCACGGCGTTTCAGACGACGACGTTCACGGCCCCCGCGCCGACGCTGACGGAGCCGTCGGCGGGCCTCTACCTCGACACGAAGCGCAACCAAGTCGTGTTCACGCTCTTGGGCGTGGGCACGGCGGCGCAGACCGTCAAGGGGCTGCTCCTCGGCTGGTACTTGCACCACGAGAGCGGGGTGTACGTCCCGATCGCGCTCCTCAAGGTGACGGGAACGCTCTCGTCGCAGGAGGCGGTGATCGGCGGGCAGGCCAACGCCAAGTTCTGCGAAACCCTCACCGTCGCGGTTGGCGAGGGCGTTGAGGGTTCGGCGATGTACGTGTCCGTGACGAAGGCGTCCGACGGTGGACCGGCTTGGGTGATCGTGGACAACCCCGGCGTGGAGTACGTGACGTTTCAAGTGGATAAGGACACGGCCACCAGCGCAAACGTGCTGGCCGGGTCATACTAACGGAGAGTCGTTTGCAAGGTTTCGATCAACACACACAAGGAGCATTGAAATGATCTTGGATAAGGAACAGCTTTTTTCGGACGCGCAGGCGATCACGACGACCGCCAACAGCACAAACGTCATCGACCTGCTCAAGGACCGCGACATCGGCGTGGGCCACCCCGTCGGGGTCTTGATTCAGGTCGTGACAACGATGACGGCGGCGGGGGCGGCAACGCTCACCGTCACCATCGAGACGGACGACAACGCCTCGTTCTCGTCCGCAACGGTCCTCTACACGAGCGGCGCGATCGCGGTCGCCGACCTCATCGCGGGCAAGCGACCGTGGCTGCTCTGGTTCGGGGCCAACAACGAGCGGTACATCCGGCTCGTTTACACCGTGGCGACCGGGCCGATGACGGCTGGCGCGGTCACGGCGGGCCTGATCGAGGGCTTCCAGAACTGGCAGGCGTATGCCGATTCACTCCCCGCTCTCTAACGGAGGCATCATGAAGGTTCAAGCGACGAAAGACGGCGTGTACGGCGGCGAGCGCAAGCGCAAGGGCGACGAGTTCGAGATCAAGCCAGTCACGGGCTTGAGGCGCGAGCGCGACACGGACGGCAACTACGACGGATCGGCGCACGAGGTTACGTTCACCGAGGATCAGCAGTTCTCGAAGCGGTGGATGAAGCGCGTGAAGGAGGAACAGCAATCCTCCGCGTCCGTCACCGTCCCCGACATGAGCGGGATCGAACCGCTCAAGCCGCGCCGTGGACGCCCGCCGAAAGAGTCCGACGAGTAAAGGGGGTCGGGTAAATGCCGACATCCGCCTCCAAGACGCAGATCGTCAATATCGCCTTGCGCCGCATCGGCGTATCGAGGATCACGGGCGACGTTGACGTAGAGGAATCGGAAGAGGCCGAAGCGGCGCGCGACCTCTACGATCTCTGCCTGCGCGAAGTCCTTGAGGACTTCGAGTGGAACTTCGCCACGAAATACAAGGCGTTGGAACTCGTCGAGGAAGACCCGAACGACGATTGGGATTACTACTACGAGTACCCCGCCGATTGCATCTTCGCCCGTCGGCTCGTCACCGTGCTTGGGAAGCAGGACCATAGCCCCGCGCCGTTCGAGGTTGTCCATCACGCGAGCGGGCAGGTAATCGCGTCGAGCGTCACCGAGCCGGTGCTTGAATACACCGGCTACGTCGATGAAACGGCGCGGTTCACGTCGAAGTTCGTCAGCGCGTTGGCGTGGAAACTCGCGGAGAACCTTGCGCCCGCGATCCAGTTGGAGAACTCCGCGCGGGTGTCCGCCGTCGCGCTTGAGAAATACAAGATCGCGCTCGGTGAGGCGGAAGCGGCGAGCGCGAACGAGGCGACACCGCACCCGGAGCCGGAGCCGTCAACGATTCGCGCACGAGCGTAGGAGGATGATGATTGCCCGTCTCGATCATGTATCGCAGCTTCGCGTCCGGCGAGGTCGGCCCGGAGGTTTACGGCCGCGCCGATCAGGAGCGGTATCAGAGCGGGCTTAGGACGTGCCGGAACTTCGTGGTGCGGCAGCAGGGCGGGGTGTCCAATCGGTTCGGGACGGGGCTTATCGCCGCGTACAAGGACGAGGGCATCGAGGGTTGGGGCTTCCCCTTTATCTTCAACCGCGAGCAGGCGTACCTTCTTGAGTTCGGCAACGGCTTCATCCGCTTCATCCGGCTCGGCTTGCGCATCCGCGTGTCGGGCGTGGCCGCGTGGGACACTCTCGTTCAATACGAGATCGGCGACTTGGTTGTGGACGGCGGGATCAACTACTACGCGCGGCAGCGGAGTTTGGGTGTGACCCCGGCGGGTGCGGGCGAGTGGTACGCGCTTGAGGGCGACATCTACGAAATCCCGTCGCCCTACGAGGAGTCGGAGTTGCCGGAGATTACGTTCAGTCAGGCGGCGGACCTGATGATGCTCAATCATCCGAGCCACCCGCCGATGGAGTTGATCCGGCTCGGTGAGACGCGGTGGACACTCTTGCCGGAGGTCCGCAAGCCGGGCATCGAGCCGCCGACAAACCTCACGGCGACGGGCGGGGCGGCGTCCACGTTCGACAAGATTTACGTCGTTACGAGCGTTGAGCATGTGACGTTCCGCGAGTCGCTTCCGAGCAATCCGGTCACGATCACGAACAAGCAGGGCGAGGTCGGGAACCCGATTGACGTAAAGTGGAGCGAAAACCCCATCGCGGGCGAGTATAACGTCTATCGGCAGCGGAACGGGGTGTACGGGTTCATCGGGATCGCCAGGGGCGGGTTGTTCCGCGACCGTGGGTACGAGCCGGATTCCTCGGACACGCCCCCGATTGACTTTGACCCGTTCAACGCGGTCGATAAGTACCCGTCGGCGGTGTCGCTGGCGCAGGGTCGGCGCATCCACGCGGGTACGAACCTTTTGCCGGAGGTCGTCTTTCCGAGCCGCGCCGGTGACGTTCGCAACTTCACGACCCGCTCCCCCTTGCTCGACGACGACTCGTTTCAGTTCAGCACGAGGGGCAACACGGTGAACCGCATCCGGCACGTCGTCGAGTTGGGCGGGCTGCTCGTGCTTACGTCGGGCGGGGTGTGGACGATTGAGTCGGATCAGGGCGGGCTGTTGCTCCCCGGCTTGGTGATCCCGAAGCAGAGGGTGTACGACGGCGTGGCGCAGGTCCGCCCGGTGATTTCCGGCGGCTCGCTCATCTACGTCGATGACCGGAGCGGCGTCCCGCGCGAGTTGCGGTTCTTCGAGGATTCACAGAGCTACGAGCCGATCGACATGTCGATCTACGCCGTGCACCTCTTTGACGACCGGCGGATCGTCTCGCTCGACGCGCAGCGTTCGCATGACCCGGTTGTGTGGGCGGGTCGATCCGACGGGACTCTGCTCGGCGTCACGTTCCTAAGGCATCAAAACGTCATGGGTTGGCATCGGCACGACACCGTGGACGGCGAGTTCAAGTGGGTCGTTGTCTTGCCGGAGGGCAACGCGGACGCGGCGTACCTCGGCGTGAAGCGCGCGGTCAACGGCGTGACCCGCCGCTACATCGAGCGGATGGAGGCGCGCCGACCCGTCTCGGACGTTCACGAGCACCTATTCGTCGATTCCGCCTTGACCTACGACGGGACGAACACGGACGCGACGCTCACGATGACGCTCACGGGCGGGGTTACTTGGGACACCGACGAATC